GATGTACCACCAGGAGAGGCGATGGGCGAGTTGACGGCGGTGGCTGTGCGCAATGCACGACCGCGAGAAAAGATGTATCGGCTTGCCGCTGGCAAGGGGTTATTCCTGCAGGTGATGCCGAATGGCGCGCGCTACTGGCGACTGAAATACCGCTTCGCCGGCAAGCCGCTGATGATCAGCCTGGGTGTGTTCCCCGAGGTCAGCTTGGCTGAGGCGCGTGAGGCGCGCGATGAAGCGCGCAAGCTTCGGGCCAGCGGTATCGATCCAAGCATGAAGCGCCGAGTGGACAAGCTGCAGTTGGAATGCGCCGTAGAAAACAGCTTCGAAGCGGTGAGTCGTGCCTGGTACGCGGAGATGGAGCCGCAATGGGTCGAGTCATACGCACGCGGCGTGCGCCGGCGACTGGAAATCAACATCTATCCATGGCTGGGCAAGCTTCCCATCGTTGATGTCACGTCCGGAATGATCCTCGTCTGTCTCCGGCGCATCGTAGAGCGCGGCGCGGTGGAGACGGCGCACCGGACACTCAACTACCTGGTGGAGATCTATCGCTGGGCGATTCGGCATAACAATGCCACGCGCAATGTCGCGGCCGACCTTATCGGGGCGCTCCCGGTTTCCGTCGGCCAGAACTTCCCCACGCTTACCGACCCCGATCGTATCGGCGAACTGCTGCGCGCGATCGATGGCTACGCAGGGTCATACATCACCCGCTACGCACTGAAAATTGCTCCACTTGTGTTTACACGCCCAGGCGAGATGCGCAAGGCCATGTGGACGGAGTTCGATCTGGATGAGGCCGTCTGGACGATACCCGCTGTGAACTTGAAGATGCGCAAAGCACTGAAGGCCACCGCTGATCCGCACCTGGTGCCGCTGTCTCGTCAGGCCGTGGCATTGTTGCGTGAACTCCAGCCACTAACAGGGTCCAGCTTGTTCGTATTTCCCGGTGAGCGCTCAATAAAGCGTCCGATGTCGGACGGAACCATCAACGCCGCCCTGTGCCGCATGGGCTTCAAGGGTGAGCTCGTGCACCACGGTCTACGACACATGGCCAGCACCGCGCTCAACGAGCTAGGCTGGGATGAGGATGAGGTCGAGCTGCAGCTATCGCACAAGGTCAAGCGGAGCATCATTGATCGGCAGCTTGGAAATCAGGACAAAAACCGGATTCGCGCGATCTACAACAAGGCCAAGTACCTGGATGGTCGGCGTCGGATGATGCAGGCGTGGGCGGACTACCTTGATGGGTTGCGTGAGCCCAAGCCCGCAGTGCCGATGTCGGCAGCGAAGCGATCAGCTCGCGCAGGTGGTGGCGGGCAGGGTTAGCTCGTCGAGCAGCAGGTCGGCGTTGCGCTTGAGATCGGCCGCGATGACATCGAGCAGCTGATAGATCTCGTCGGCGGTGACCGTTCGCTCGCGCATTCCGGCGGCGATGCCTGCGGCCGCGCCGCTGAGTGCGTCGGCGCGGCCGCGTATTCGTTCGGTGATTCGGATGGCTTCGGGGTTGCGATCGTGCATGTATAGGCCCTGTTTTTATTGTGCGAGACCGATAGCCCGGTCTGCACTGCACGCTACCCCGAAACTGCTAGATCGCAAGTTATTGCGTTTCCCGTTGTGCTGCGTGGCCCCAGAACATCAGGACTGCTATCCGCTATTCAATGTGGTGTCGACTAACGGAGGGCTGCGATCCCAACAAGTTGGGAAACTCGTCGGCACCGGCGGGTTTTGCTACGTTGAGCACCTATGACCCATAAACCGCCGACATTATTCTCGAAGTCCGTGATCGATAAGGCGGGTAAATCGATTCGTTACATGGAGGGGGAAGACCCTGCGGATTTCGATGAAGAGTTCAACATCATCAGCGCCTGGCGCGAGTCGCATACTTATCCCCTGAAAATTATTGCGCAAACGCTAAGACTGCGGGCTCAACACGCCGACCCGGATGCAATAGTTTCGCAGCGTCTAAAACGCTTGCCTTCGGTTGCGCGCAAGCTGCTACGCATGCAAACACACACGATGCGTTTGACCTCAATGAATGACATGGCCGGATGCCGTGCGGTGGTGTCGGACATTGTTGCGCTCAACAACCTCCGAGAAGTAATGCATATCGGAAAGGCAAAAAACCCAAATCGCGCACATGTGCTTGAAGACTGGTACGACTATATCGAAGAGCCGAAAAAAGATGGGTATAGAAGTATCCACTACATTTTTAAGTACCAGTCCCAATCTGAGAAAACCAGTCAATGGAACCGTTTTCGTGTTGAAATGCAATTGCGCACCAAACTGCAGCATGCTTGGGCGACGGCCGTTGAGACTTATGATGTCATCAGTGGAGAAAACCTAAAGTTCGCGCACAACGACACGCACGGCAGCGCTGACTGGAAGCGTTTTTTTGCGTTGATGTCGAGCGCGATAGCGTTACGAGAAGGAACCCCAATGGTTCCCGGTACCCCTGAGGACACATCCACGTTAATCGACGAGTTGCGCGCTGTTGCTAGGTCTCTTGATGTGTGGAAGGTGTTCGGTGGCGTGCAGGTCGCCGTGGCGGAATGGCCGAACTGGCAAACGATTTCCAACATTGATCAAGTCCTTTTGAGAATGGATACGAAGGGCTGGATGGTTGCAATTGTGCCTTACACCAAGAGACAGGCAGAGCAAGCTGCGGCTGATTTGTTAGACATCGAAAAGCAAAACGATCCAAGCGTTTTGGCGTTGTTGGTGCGTATGAAGGATTTAGATAGGCTCAGAACCGCTTACCCGAACTACTACGTGGACAGTGCGATGTTCGTGCAAACATTGGATGAAACGATTGTCGAGTAGTAACTAACTAGGCCTAAGTCGTCCGCCTTAAGCGAATTGTTAGCTCTCTGGCACCGATATTTCACGGTGTGAGTCTCCATTGCGCCAGAGATCAATGACCGAGGATGTGTCCCGGACCAACGAATCTGGCAGGAGCTTGCCTGCATCCACGGCGAGAGCAGCTTGGCAAAAGTGTGTCCACAACCTGGAAAGATGTTGAGCAAGGTCTAGCCAATGTATTTCTTTTGAACCGATGGGGTCTGAGTGGCTTGAGAGAAGGTGGCGACCGGCTGGGCTTGGGTGTCCGCCAGAATCACAGTGAATCCAATATTCTTCCGCCCGAAAGGCAGAGCCCGCGCGATCTCGCATTTTACTGGGAGAAAATTCTTGTCTGATCTTCTGCGGAGTTGCGTCCAGCCATGTTTCTGCGAGGCTCGCGTCCTTGGCAAAGAGGAACATTAGATACTCCGTCTCGATTAGCTGACGGACGAGAGAAAGGCCGGCGTACCAGCGGTTGCTTTGAAACGCTTCAATGCTGGTACTACTAAGCTCAGCGGCCATCTCTGTTAGGGTACCGAGCGATTCTATGCGCCGTAGTTTGAGCGCCCAGCCGAGTTCATAAAGTCTTGGGCCAGCAATGGCAAGGCTGTGTGCCACAGCCTTGCATGTTTCGACGCGCAGGGAGTGCGCAGCGCGGTCAGCTAAAGCAGCCTTCAGCAGCTCAGCGACTTGGATGCGGGTTGCGTCGATGGGATGACTCCACAGAGGGCTAACACTGGAGTTAAGCAGCCGCGTAGCCGTCCGCCTTGAACGACTGGCTAGGCTCCAAGGTCTTTGCGCGCCAACGAGATGAGTTGCGATAAATATGTGTCGGCGATTGTGCTGACCTTCGAAGCATGACTTCCGTATCCGAAGTGGGCGTCGCTTTCATCATCATAATGCTCTTCGGACTCGGCGAACCGCGCTTGGTATAGCTTGCTGTTGAACTCCCCAAGTTTGGCGACAAACTGTGCGGATAAGAGAAGCGTACCAACAGATGCTTGCTTGACTACTTCTCGCTGGGCTGCAGCGTAGAACTCGTATGGAGTCTTCCCACCAAAATCGCCGATGGCAGGGAGCATATGAGCATCAGACGAGACCTCTTCTCCCCAGTATCGGATCGCTTCAACTGCCTCAATGACCCGCTGATATGAGACGTATTTATCTTGCCACAGGCGTTCGCGCCTGAACTTTCGCGTGGCAACCCAAAGTGCGCCTAGAGCGGCCGCAGCGGGCACTATTACGTCCTTGAAGACGTTTATTGTGTGCAATTGAGCAAGAAGATCGGGCATAGGGTTTCAGCCTAACCTCTGAATTAAGCAGAGCCGCGAAGCGGCTTCAGCTTGAATGAATTGTTATGCCCCAACTGCCGCTGCCCAGCGCTTGATTAGCGTGAATGACTTGCTGGTTGGTGTGTGTAGTACCGAAATTGTGTCCGTCATTCTCGTCTGCTCCCACTTTGCTGGATTGGTAACGAAGTCGGCGTAATAGTTGAGCACTTCGACCCGCCGAAAGTGGCGAAACCAAACGCCAAGCTCTTGATGAGGTGAGCGGATGTAGTTGTACTTGCCACTCACGCGAACGAGCGCACATGGGTAATGATGTGCAACCACCAGCACCAAGTCTCCCTCCGCCATTGTGTGAGCGAACTCCCAGTAGTCGCGTTGCCCCGTCGGAATGTTCTCGCGATCCACGTCCGTCAGGTCACCGGGCGGGTCTGCGAAATCGAGTCCGATGTAGCCCAGGCCAAGAGACTTCATTGCGTGTGACACCGACTGCGCGCTGTCCGAAGGGTGAAGCTGCATTCGCCAGAAAGTCATGAAGTCTCCATTGGGGCATAACTAACCAAATATACGGACCCATGGATCCGGTTATACATCATGTATAACCTTGCCCATGCCGTGGTGCCCCTGTTTCACTTCAGTCGCCCTTGCTTGATCCAGCGCGTTCGCGGCGGAATACCCAGCACTTCACCGAACGGCCCACGCCGTCGACACTGTCGACGAGGTTGCTGTTGACGGTTTTGTAGCCGAGGAATTTGCGGGCGCGGCTCTCCGGTAGCAGCCGCTTCAAATCGTTGTATTCGGGCACGCGCAGGCCATGGCGCGCGGCGCGCTCCTGGAACTCTGGCAGGCTCACCGCGATGAGATCATCCTTGCGGCTGTGGTTGAGCTTCTCGACGCCGTCGGTGTCGTTGAGGTGGTCGAACTTCTCCCAGAACTCGGTAACAGTCGGGTGGTCGGCGTTGATTGCGTGCTGGCGGGCGACGGCCATGTCCATCAGCGCGTCGAACGTCTGGCGCTTCTGATCGGCGGTGATTGGTACGACGTGCTCAAGCGCGTCGATCATCGCCATAACTTGCGCATGGTTTTTGCAGATCCGCACGCTCTTGAGGTTGGGATGGTTCTTGAACATCGCCTCGTAGATCGGCGTGAATTCGGTCAGCGTGGCCATGATCTTTTTCTCGGCCCGCACGGCCTTCAGAATGAAGCCGCTGACGTTCTCCACCGGCACGGTTTCGAGCGCTTTGCCGGCGATGCCGCCCTCAATCGTGTGGCCGCTCTTGTCGAGGTTGATGTGCACGATGCGCTGCAGTATCGCGTCGCTGGCATCCACCACTGCGTTCTGGCTGATTACCACGGTGCCGCGGAACGGCGGCTCATAGGTTTCGTTGCCGGCACTCTTGTGGCCACGTGCGCGGCCGATACGGCCGTTGTAGAGCGTTTTCAATTCGTCCCAGTCGAACTGCTTGATGTTCATGCGGTCATTGCCGGCGCTGCGATCGGCCTCGATCATCACCATCGGCAGGTTGCCGACCTGGCCGAACGTGCGCGTGCGGCCGGCGAGCGTGGACTTGGTAGGGTCCATGCCTTCGTGATCCGGACGGCCGCACAGTTTCCACAGGAATTCGATCAGAGTCGACTTGCCAGAGCCGGCCTCACCGATCAGCTCGAGGAACGGAAACGACTTGTCGCTGGTGCGGATCTGCTCGGCGAACAGGCTGCCCAGCCAGAACGCCAACGCGATGACGCCCTTCACACCGAACGCGGTCCACAGGTGGCCGAACCATGCGTCGGAGTAGTCCGTGCTGGCCGTGTTGATCTGCAGGCGCATCGACTGCAGCAGACTCTTGATGTTGAGCCGGCCGATCTCGAAGTAGTCCTCGGCGTTGAGGTCGTAGAGGTTCCCGTCTTTCACTGCGACATCTCCGAACACATACGCACCGTGATCCTTGGTGTAGCCGATGAAGTCCATCGTCTCGACGTGCTTGATGCCAGTCTCCGGTGTCTGGTCGCGCAGCAGGTGCATCAACTGATCGGACGTGCCTGTGAAAAAACAGCCGGCGGCAATGCTGGCCATGCGCTTGCCGAACTCGGCGGCGCCCATGATCTGACTGCCGGTAAAAGTGTTTTTCACCGCTGGCTGATCGCCTGGCCGATTAACGCGGAAGTAGTACCAGGACTCGTCGGTGATGTCGTTGCGCTGGAAATACAGCACACGAGGGAAGCCGGTGCAGATCTGATAGACCGCGTTGCACTCCTTGAGCGCTTGCTCCTTGATCTCGTCCTCGCCGAGGCCTTTGTCCTTGTCCTCCAGCTCCATCTTCACCTTGGCGTATTTCTTGAAGTCGAGCTCAAACCAATACAGCCGATTGCCGAACTCGAACGGGAACTGCGAGCGGCCGGCCTCGTTGTAGATCAGCATGGCTTTCGCGCTGGCTGTGCGGGCGATCAGCAGCGCGCCTTCGTGCAGGTAGCCTTTGCGATCGGCGACCGACAGGCGGTCGCGCTGGTGCAGATCGTTCCAGTCGATTTTGCTGCGGCCGTCCTGCTTGATCTGCGCGGCCTTGCAGTCCCAGCCCAGCTGACGTGCCTGCTTGACCCACTTGCGGATGTAGCGCTGGCCAGCACCGTCGCCATCGGTGCCGTCGGTGTCGAGCGCCCACACCAGCGCTGGACGATCACCGGCGCGCTTGCTGGCGAGCTCGGCCAATGCATGCTCCGGCCAGTTGTTGCAGCTGAGCAGGGCGACCGCCGCTACGCCGTGAAGCCACAATGCGATCGCGTCGAAGATGCCTTCGACCAGCCACACTTCCTCGACGGTCGACAGATCCAAACTGGGCGGTGTCCACCAGTGGCCAGCATGCTTGCTGCCGTAGTTAAAGCGGGCCTTCTTTTTGCCGAACCGCTGCGGTCGATCGATCAGGCGTTCCCAGTAGCCGCCACCGGGCAGCGCGAAACGCACCGTCGCAGTGCTGGCGTCCAGCTCGCGATCGACATAGTTCTCCTGCGTGTAGCTGCCGCGCAACTTCGTAATGTCGAAGCCGCGCATGTGCATGAGATACGCGTCGGCCGAGGCGTTCGGATTGGTCTCGGTGACCTTGTAGCGATCCGACCAGTTCTCGAACAGATCCGGGTAAAGCTCCTTGACGTGACGCTCGTACTGACATTTGTTCTCGCGCCCGCATTTGATCACCCACGGGTGATCGGCGTTGGTGTACACCTCTTTTTTCTGGCAATTAGGGCAGCGGCCCTCGCGCAGCCAGGTGCCTTTGGTCTTGAAGTCGAACTCTTGCAGCAGCAGGCGAGTGACGTCGGCGTGGAGGGAGGGATTCATTCTGTGACCGGCTCCCACAGCTTGAGCGTCATGCCACACCACCCATCCAGCGCCCGGCGATCCATGCGTCGATCTCGCTCTCGCGCCATCCGACCGATTTGCCGCCGAGTGGAACCTGCAGGGGAAATCCACCGCGGGGGATGAGTCGGTAAATGGTGGATGGCGAGAGACCGACACGTTCCGCGACGACGGTCATGCGCAGGATGCGATCGTTTGGCGCGATCACCATCGGGGCTGCCGGTGTCGGCGTGGCCACCCGCCGGCGGCTGTCGAGGTTGACGACAGCGCTCATACTGGCCATCCGAACTGCTGCGCGACGTTCGCCAGCTCACTGTGCTGGGCAGAGTCGGTGTGGATGACGCACTGCTGGCTGAGGGGACTACGGGGCATGGCGACGAGGTCGCCGGGTAGGGTCAACAACATGGCGATGCCCTCAGTGTTGGGTGGCGACGCGGGGCGCGGCCGAGCGGACCTGTTCGCGCGCCATGCGCACCAAGTCGGCGGCGGTAAAGCAGACGGTTTTCCTGCTGACCGGGTCGACGACGAACACGGCGTAACTGGTCGAGCGGGTCATATCGACGTGCGCCGAGGTGGCGCGCGCCTGCACTTCGCCGAGCGCTTGCAGCGATATGGTGGTGGCGGTGTCGCGGCTGATACCGGACTCCATCAGATGGTCAGCGCAGCGACCGACGAGTCGATGGCGGTCGGGGTGCAGATGCTCACCTTGATGGGCGAGCAGGTAGCTGATGGCGGCGGTATGAAGTGTGGAATGGGCCATGGTTTCTCTCTCCGTAGGCGGTTGATGCCGGCTTAGCCGGGGGCTGCGGCGGGGGCCGCGGGTTCGGCGCTCGCTGTCGGCATCGCGACGGCGAGCGGGATGTCGATCTCGGGGTTCGGCTGCTCGCTAGGGCACAAGGTGCGCAGCGTTTCCAACCCAGCCAGCCAGACGTGACCGCAGGCGTCGTTGGTGCACTCGAAACGCACCTCTCGGTAGACGGCGGTGAGCTGCTTACTGCTACGAGCGCGGGCGAAGCTTTTGCAGTGCGGGCAACGCACGCGGAAGCGGCTCTCGCGATGCTTTGGCGCAAAATGTTGCGCTGCATGAGTCATGCGTTATTCACTCCCGTGGTCGTATTCATTCCACAAGTCGTGTGAGAAACAGCCACGGCCCGCTCGTAACTTTTGATGCCGCGCAGGTATATCTGGCGGGCAAATGAGGCGCTGGAGCTGCCGTTCTGTTTTGCCAGGGATTCGTGTTTGGTCAGCTCGGGGGCGAGCAGCCGTAGCGCGATCGGTCTCCGTACGACACCGCGAGGTGCATACGCAACAGGAGGTTTTTGCGCCATGGACATGGGGTACAGTTCCGCAAATGGGTTACACAATCCGAAGAATACTCACAAAACGAGGGATTACAACACCCAAGATGAAAGATTTACCCAAAACGGGGGAGAGCCCATGGCCGAATTGAATGCGGGATTGGTCATCGATCGTATGCAGCAAGTGATCGGTGTACAGACAGATATCGCTCTTGGCGCCTATTTCAGCCGAGGTAGCAGCGCTGTCAGCAACTGGCGATCACGGGGTACCGTACCCTTCGAGGAATGTGTGATTCTCGCGAAACGAAAGGGCGTGAGCCTCGATTGGCTACTGCTGGGCTTAGGCACGATGGATAGCGCGATCGCAGATTTTCGCGTGTTAGACGGCGATGCCGTCGCTCCGCGCTTGCGGCGGCTGTCGGGGTTTCTGGCGCACTGGACCGCCACGCGAAGCGACGACGAGCAGGTCTGGTTGGAAATGCAGCTGGCGCGCGCGATACCTGACTACGCAGAGTGGGTTTCAGCGCGAAGCAAGAGCGGCTAAATAGACGTCTAAGTCCATTCCAAGCTTCTCAGTGGATCTTGTTTTTCGAGCGCATCCCTGATATGAACGTGTCCAACAGGGGTGCTCGCGAAATCCGTGAGCCATGTTAATCGCCGCGACGGCGAGCAGGGAAAAGCGTATGTCAGGGACTTCCACACTGTTTCGGCTAGGCGTGGGTGCACGTCGCATTGCTTTTTCACTATTCTTGTTGCTTATACAAATTGCGGGAATTGGGATTCCTGGTAATGCGATAGCCCAGTCAAATGACTATGGTGCGCCTTACGTCACTATTTCGAATGTGAATACGTTGCAATCGGGGATCCAATATCCGACGGCAAGCGCAGCGATAGAAACGACCAAAGCAGCACTTATCGCCGAGTTCGGCGCAAGTAATCAGTCGTGCCAAGTGACGGTGGCCACGAACGATGAAGCCTCAAATAGTCTAGAACTGGTTAATACGATTTACTATCAAAGCCTTCCAGGGGCTACTGAGCTTTGCTCGTTTGGAATCGTCTATATATATGCATCGAATGTTAATTACGATATTGGGAAAAATTCAGGGGGCTGTGATTGCGATAGCGGCAATGGTCATAAAGGCGGTGCGAATCCAGGCACGCCGATTAAGAGTTATCCTATCAACACTTCAACCGGCAACAAGTTTGAGCAAGAAACGGACTACGCCGGACCCAATGACTGGCTGACATTTCGTCGCTTCTACAACAGTTTGGGAGTTTCACAAACTACAAGCTTGGGCACAGTGTGGCGGCATTCGTTCGATCGATCGCTTCTGTTGATTTCGTCGACCGCACTCAATCTTTATCGTCCGGATGGCCGCTTTGAGTTGTTCCAGAAGGCCAATGGCGCATGGACGCCCGATGCCGATGTGGCCGATACCCTGACCGAGCAAGACGACAGTAGCGGCACGCCGACCGGCTACAGCGTTTTCATGGCGGCGACCCGTCAAACCGAGCAGTACTCCGCTGCGGGCTTGCTGCAATCCATCGCCGACCCCGACGGCAAGGTCACCACGCTCACCTACAGCACGGCCAGCACGCCAACATCGGTCGCCCCTGCGGCAAGTCTGCTGCTTACGGTGACTGACCCGCAGGGGCGCGCACTCAACTTCACCTACAACAGCAACAGCCAACTGGCGACGGTGACTCAGCCGGATGGCGGCGTGCTGACCTATGGGTATGACACGAGTGGCGATCTGAATTCAGTGCAATACCCCGACGGCAAGACCCGCCAGTACACCTATAACGAATCCACGCTCACCGGTGGCGCCAATCTGCCCGGCGTATTGACCGGCACGATCGACGAATCCAGCGCGCGCTACGAAAGCACGACCTATAACAGCAACGGCTGGGCCACGTCCGTCTATCACGGCGCGGCTGGCGCCGGCATCGATCTAACCACTCTCGTCTACGGCACCACGGCCAGCGATGGCACGACGCCGGCCACGATGACCACACCGCTCGGAGCCGTGAGCAACCTGGGCTACCAGAACACGCTCGGCGCGCTCAAAGTCAGCGGCAGCTCGGCCCCCTGCGGCGACGCCTGTAACCAGCCCTGGTCTGCCCAGACCTACGACGCCAACGGTTATCCCAATACGGTGACGGATTGGAATGGCAATGTCACCCAGACCACATACGGCAGCAACGGTCTGCTGGGCACGGAAGTCGATGCCTCCGGCACGGCCGCTCAACGCACCACGACAACGATATGGAATAACACGCTCCGCATGCCGTTGACCCGGACCGTGCTCAACGCGGTCGGCACCACCGTCGCCTCAAGTGCTTGGGTCTACAACGCCGTCGGCCAGACTATGGCTCATTGCGACATCGACCCGACCGTCGCCGCTGCCGCGTCCTACACCTGCGCCGCCACCGGTACCGTCCCGGCGGGCGTACGCCGCTCCACCTACACCTACTGCACCGCCGTGGATACCACCCAGTGCCCCGTTGTCGGCCTGCTGCTGACCGCCACCGGCCCGCGCACCGATCTGACTCAGACCACCACCTACACCTACTACCTCACTGATAGCAGCACCGCCCACCACGGCGACCTCCAGTCCGTCACCGATGCGCTGGGCCACACCACCACGTACTTGAGCTATGACGGTGCCGGTCGCGTGCTGAGTCAGCAGGATGCCAATGGCGTCGTCACGACCTTCACCTACTATCCGCGTGGCTGGCTGCATACCCGCAGCATGGGCAGTGCCACCACCACGATCACCTACACGCCCTACGGTGCCGTGGCGACGATCACTGACCCCGACAACATCACCACCACCTACAGTTACGATGCCGCTCACCGCCTGATCAAGATCAAGGATGCGATGGGCGCCTATCTGGTGTACACGCTCGATGCGGCCGGCAATCGGATCAAGGAACAAGCCTTTGACAGCGGTAACGGCGTGCGCCGCACGCTGACGCGTCAGTTCAATACCCTGGGTCAACTCGTCGACGTCATCGACGGCCTCAACCACACCGTATTCAATGCCAGCGCCAGCGGCAACTACGATGGCAACGGCAACCTGGTGCATTCGGTCGATGCCAACAGCATCCAGCGCCAGCAGGGCTACGATGCGCTGGACCGCCTGACCAGCACCATCGATGACTACAACGGCACCGATAGCCTCACCCCGAACACCACCAGCAAATTCGGCTATGACGCCCTGGATCGCCTCACCGGCGTCACCGACCCCAGCAGCCTCACCACCACATACACCTACGACGGCCTGGGTAACCGGACCGCCCTGCAAAGCCCCGACACCGGCACCAGCACCGACACCTACGATGCGGCCGGTAACAGGCTGACGCACACTGACGCCAAGGGCGTACTCAGCACCATCAGTTACGATGCGCTTGATCGCCCCAGCACCACCACCTATGCGGACACCACCCTCAACGTCAGCTACACCTACGACGAGGCCAACAGCGTCACCGGCTGCACGACCTCAAACCCGGTCGGCCGCCTCACACGCGTCGTCGAGAGCGCCGTCACCACGATCTATTGCTACGACACGCGCGGCAACATCACCCAGAAGCAACAGATCACGCCCAGCGCCACGAACACCACGCAATACACCTATTCGCCCGGTGATCGCCTGCGCAACATGCTGAATCCGGATGGCACCTCGGTTTACGATACCTACAACGCCGACGGCCGGGTCAGCATCGTGCAGGCCAAGCCCTCGGGCGGCAGTAGCGGTACGGTCGTCAGCGCCGTCTCTTACCTGCCGTTCGGTCCGGTCCTGAACTACATGCTCGGCAACGTTCAGGTGGTAGGGCGCACCTACGATGCCAACTACGCGCTGACCGACCTCACCAGTCCAGCGTTTAAGCTGCATTTCGCCCGCGATCCGATGGGCCATATCACCGCGGAGGGAAATGCCCCCGGCGCTAGTCCAGCGACGGAAACCTACAGCTACGATCCGCTGTATCGCCTGACGGGAATTACCGATGGCACCACAGCGATCGAAGGCTTGACCTATAACGAAACCGGCGATCGTCTGAGCAAAACGGGTAGTGGTCTTGATGTGGGCACCTATGCGTATACCAGCGGCACCCATCAGCTCAGCAGCATTGGCAACGCGGCGCGCACGGCGGATGCCAACGGCAGCACCACTGCCAGCACCAGCGCCGGGCAGACCTGGGGTTACGGCTACAACGGGCGTAACCGCCTCACGGTGGTGCAGGCCAGTGGATCGACGGTGGGTACCTACACCTACAACGCACTGGGCCAGCGCATCCAGAAGGTGGCCACGGCGCCGGCCGCGCTTATCCAGCGTTTTGCCTACGACGAACAAGACCATCTGATCGGCGAATACACCTCGACCAGCCACCGCGACACGATCTGGCTGGGCGATATCCCGGTGGCCACGATAGACATCGTCGGCACGACCAACACAGTTAACTACATCACTGCCGATCAACTGGGTGCGCCACGGGCGGTCAGCAACAGTGCGGGGACGACGATCTGGTCGTGGCCTTACGTTGCCAATCCGTTTGGAGAGACAGCGCCGACATCGACCACGGGTTACGTGCTCAACCTGCGTTATCCCGGCCAGTACTACGATGCCGAGTCCGGCACGAACTACAACATGTTTCGCACGTATGAGCCGGCGAAGGGTGGCTATTTGCAGAGCGACCCGGTCGGCTTGAACGGCGGTATCAGTACGTATGCCTATGTTGGCAGTAACCCGTTGAACTATGTCGACCCAGAGGGTTTGCAAATGTTTACTGGTGGTGTCGACATGAGCCTTGGACCCATTGAGTGGTCTAAAGGGACGGTATGCGAAAAAAATGCGATCGCAAATGGATTGGCACAGATGGTTCCGATCACCGGTATGACCCTTACATTGAGTGGAAATGCGTTTACGCCCTACGGTGGTGGTTCGATGCTTACCACTTCAGGTCCAAACGCTTTTGACTTTATGTCGAATTTGCTTGGTGCGTCGTCTATCGCCGCCAACAGCAACACTGCCAGTACACTGGCCGCTTCATACAGGGCTACGAGTTACAGCGATCTTAGCGTCGGCAATAAAGCCACCCGACGAGCGCTAATGGGCGCGCAGCAAGCAATGTGGCAAGGTAGCCAGGAAGCATTAGATGTTAGTTCTGAAGCCCTGTTGCCGGTCGGAGTAATCGTCGCCTATATCGAAATGATGGGAGACATCAGGAAATGTTCTTGTGAAAAATAAATCTCAGTCCCATCCTAATCTTTTTATTTCGTTCACATTTTGGATGGCGGCGGTTTTCCTTTATGTCGCTGCTGCCGCGCCTTTAATTCCTATGCTTAAATCAGAGGCGAAATTATTGTCTACAATTTCTTGTTTACCGATAATTTTGGGTATTCTATTATTTCGATCTAAAATTGTTTTGCAAGCGGTAAAAACCGCGAGTCTAGTTAAAAGTGTTGGGGCGGAGAGGGTGGTTAGCCTGTCTACTTGGGTAGCATTTCTCGCTATGGTTTCTATAATTGTGATTTACTTGATAAATGCTGAAGCTGAGAAAAAAATGGTTCCACCCAATTTTATAATTACGCCGTTTGCTCTATTCTTTTTTTACGTGGGTCGCTGGTGCATGTTTCGGGCTGGCTCACGCCTAAAAGGCAAGTAAAAATTTGACCAGGCCAGGCAGTGCGTGGAAAGACTGGAAATGGCGATAGGATGGCAACCATCCGCGACCAGTGATCACAGGTCGCTGTCCGCCGCACTGGTTTCCGCGCGGTGTTCCAGCTCCAGCTGGGTGATGAAACCAGCATCACCGAGCAACTGTTCGGCCCGGACGATGATCCAGTCCACCGCATCGATCTCCGGTTTGAAACCGCGCACGGTGACGTGCATTTCGGGATAGAGATCCGCGCGACCGCGGGCGAGCGTGACGTTGAATGTCACCGTGCCGCGTAGCAGCCGCGTGTACTCGCTGCGTGCGGCGCGCAGCGCATTGCTCCTGGTGGCGTAGATCGTGCGCAGCGTCTTGACGCCCTTGCCGTCGTCGACGCCCACCAATACGTCCCGCGTCTTGCTGCGGCGCGTGTCGTCGTACAGCGCACGAATGCCGCTGTACGCGTTGCGGTCGGCGACGTGATAGCGGTGCTGGTCGCCCTGCGCGCGGGTCAGCGTGACCGTGGGCAGTGGCTGGCCAGTGGCCGTGGTGCCCTGACCGATCGGGCAGAAGATCAACGCGCCAGCCTTGATGGTAGCGACGGCGTCGTAGCGCTTGCCGAGCCGTGTGAGGAAGTGGATGTCGCTCTCGTTGGTCTGATCGATATGGTCGATCGCCATGGCCGTCAGATCCGGGTGACAACGCGCGGTGAGCTTGTTGCGTCCGGCGAGCTGATTGACGATCGCGCCGACGGTGGTGTCGCTGTAGCTCTGCTCGCGCTGCTGACGCAGATCACTGCGCAAGTTGGCGCTACGCCCACGCATCACGATTATGTCGGGAGCGCCGGCATGCTCCAGCTCATCGATGACAAAGCTGCCTTTGTCGGTGAGGCCGCCGTCATCCCAGCCCAGCCAGACACGCAACGTCGCGGTGGTGGGTGGCAACGCCAACTTGCCATCATGGTCGCTGAGCGTGATGTCGAGCTGGTCGGCGGTGTCTTGCCGGCAGCTGGTGACGGAGAGCCCGACGAATCGAGGGATCAGGGTCGCGGTGAGGTCGCGGCCGTCGAGCGTGACCTTCCAGCGTGGCTGCGGGTTGCTGCGGGTCATGCGAGGTGACTCGCACCGCTGCCACTGCCGTCGATCGTCGCCATGGTGGCGCCGTTGCCCGGTGGCGCGCTGGACACCAACGCATCGTCGCTACGCTTGAGGCCGATGCTGAAGTCGGTACGTCGCGCGATGCCGTCCTGCGTGAACGCACTACCGCCCTCGGACAGGGTCTCGATCACCCACGCGCCGAACACGCGGCCGGCACCATCGATCATGGCGTACGCATCACCGGCATCGGCCATGCCGCGCAGGGTATCCAGGCTTTCCAGCTTGCCGGCAACCTCTGGCGCCAGCACACCGGACAGCGTGATGGCATCGTCGCCTGGGCCGACGAACTGCCGCGCCGGGCGCGCACCGACACGGCTGTTGGCCGCGTGTCGCCACGCGGTGGAGCGCTGCAGTTCGCTGTACGCGAGATCCGACAGCTGGAACACGAACTGGCCAAGGCACATCAGCATGGGTTACTCCGTGTCGCCGAGGCGGCTGCGGCTGGCGGCGGCTTTGGCACGCTCGCGCCGATCCAATTCCGCCGAGGCGGCTCGGGCCGCGGCATCCTCATGTCCCGGCATCGCCTGCACCGTGACGCTGTACTGGTTGTGGTTCGTGATCGAGCCACCGCCGCCGGCACGTAGCGGTGGTCGGTTGTCCAGGGTGAAGCGCGCCGGTGGTTTCACGTCGTCATCCGCACCGGTGTTCCAGTGCAGCCCGGCGGCAACCACCGTCTCGTCGTGGATGCCCAGCTTGGCCTTGAGCGCGCGCCACCTCTCCATGAAGCTGTCGATCTTGTCGGCGATCCACTGGAACGCGGTGACGAAGGGCGCCTTGATCGCCTCGCTGACAGTCGACCAGGTGCTGCCCAGCCAGTCGATTAACTGACCCCCATGGACGACGATCCAGCCGGCGGCCGTGCCGATCGCGGTACCGACGGCGGTGAAGCCCTTGGCCAGCCACGTGACCCCCGTGATGACGCTCATGAGCACCTCACCCAGCACGCGGCCGAAGCTCACGCCGTTGGCGGTGGCGCCGGCCAGTTGCTCCTTGGTGGCCTCGAAGGGTGTGAACAGCTGAGTGATCCCGCGCCACACCGCGCCCATGGCGATCGCGAGGGCATCCCATGCCGGCTTCAGTGGTGCGAGCGCCTGGCCTAGCTCATTCAAGGCGGGGCCGGCGACGTCGCGGATGCCCTGGCCGAGACCGACGAAAAACGCTTTGATCGGCCCCCAGTATTTCCACGCGAGGAACAGCAGCGCGGCCACGGCGGCGACCAGCGCCAGCACGGGCAAACTGATGCCGGTGATGGCCAGCATCGCGGCACGTGCGCCGATGCCAACGCGGCCGAGCAGGCCGACGCCAGCGGCTTCACCGCCGGCACCACGACACGACAGCGCGGCACGACCGATGGCAAAGCGCAGCAGCGCGAACTGGCCGATCAAGCTGCCCAGCGCGATCATGACGCCACCGGCAGCGACCATTAGGACGCCGAAACCGGCCGCCATCAGGGCGAGACCTTTGGCGATTGCCGGATGCCGTTGTGCCGCGCCGGTGAGGGCTTTCAGCAAGGTGACCAGTTTCTGCAACGCGCCCACGTAGACCGGTAGCAGGGTGGTGCCCAGCGCTTTGTAGAGGTTGGCCTTCTGCGCGAGCAGCTCGGCCTCCTGTCCCTGTGCGGTGTCTGCCGCGCGCTGGTACGCCGCATCCGTGCCCTCAAAATCGGCCGACGCCGCGAGTTGTTTCTGGATGTTGCCGCGCTGCATGTACATGCCGGCAAACAGGTCGCCGCCCTTGCGCGCACTGAACAGGCTGTTGAGCTTGCTGACGATCTGGTTCTCGGTCAGCTTGCCCTTGGGATCGATGCGCGGGATGACCTCCTTCATCAGGTACTCGAAGGGGTTGGTCTCGTAGAGCGTCTGATTCTTCAACGCACCGGGCAGCATCTTGGTGATGTGGCCGTTCTTGCCGTACTTCACGGCACCCTTGTTCAACAGGCCGAGCTGGCTGAGTGCCTCGGCGGTCTGCTGGGTGCTGCGGCCGGCGGCCCAGTTTTGATAAGCCGAGGCAAAGCCGGTACCGGAACGCATGCCGCCCATTTCCTGAATCGTGTGCATGGCACCGAAAAACAGCGACTTCTCGTCCATCTGTTTGGTGGCCACGCCGCCGACCTTCATCGCCTCTAAATAGTCGCTGGGCTTCACCAGCCCACCGCTGCCGACATAGGCCTTGGTCATCATGTCGAGCAGATGGTTGAACGCTTCGGGTGTCTTGGTCGCATTGCGCAGCTCGCCGGTCTGGATGGCCGCGATCA